CCTCTGTCCAAAGAATGTTCCTAGAAGCGTTCCTACGACTAATGTGATGGTTGCGAAGATTTCGACGTTGAAGTTGCCGAGGAATGCCATGTGCGCAATCTCTAGGGCAGTTAACAGGACTAGCGCTGCAACAGCTGTTAGAACTCCGTAAACTAGGGTTTGGCTGGGAGGAACCTCGACGCGTTCCACCTTCTCGCCGGATTTCACCAGAACCTTCTTGGTTAACAGCTTAGAGATGCGCTCTTTCATGTTTGCTCCACCTGCATTTGACCTTGACGAAGCGTCCGCCTTTGGTTTTGATTTTCATGAGGTTCTGCTTGATGATTTCATGGAACTTTGTCTCCAAGTCCTGCCTTCTCCTGACATTGATTTTCTCGATCATACCCAGCGGGATGCAGTTGTAGACCAGATCGTAGGTTTTTTCGGTGATTTGGAAGATGTCCTTCAGCAGAATCAGGTGCTTTGCCCGTTTTCCCTTCACCCCCACGTAGTGTCCGATGCTGGCGACGGGAGTGTCAAAATGCGGCTCTCCCCCTTCCCCGGTTCTGCCCATGGCTTCGCTTGCGTCGAGCCAGTAGACGCGGACAAGGTCCCCGAAACTTAGGTTATCAAGTTTATTCAAAATCGTTTTATCCATTCTATTGTCCCCTCTTGTATCGCGCTAACGAGCTGCTTCTGCTTTGCAGGGTGTACAGGTAATCGGCGAGCAGCGGCGTCTCTTTTCCAAGCTCCAGAACAACCTCAAGGGTCTGGGTTGTGGCGTTCAGTCTGTATTCTACGCTTATGATGCGGTAGTCTGCGTCGATGTTCTCGTTTGGGAGTGTAACGTGAATCTTGTCTCCCGGCAGCAGGACGTTGGCGCCGTAGTCTATGACAGTGCTCTGTATGGTCATGTATTCGGCGGGGTATTCCAGATGCGCCAGCAGAGCCTTAGCCCGAAGGTCGCATTCGTTGTCGCTGTGGAGCTCCTCATCCACCTCCACAAGTTCACGCACGCCATACGCTGTTTGGCTGCCCGTCGGCTCCTGCGCTGCTAGTGGTCGTCTTGCTTCCCATCGTCCCTCCCCAAAATGGAACATGTCCACCCAGACGTCCCCATATTGCCCGGACTTTTGGTTGACTGTGAATCTGACGCCCCTTATGAGGTCCCACCTGAAGTCGCTGACGTTGAAGATGCTTTCTGTCCACTCGTCCACGTGGTTTTTTCCTATGTCCAGCTTGATTACGCCCCATTCGTCGCTTTTGGGGATGGTGAAGCCTCTCCAGACAATGTTGTCGTCGCCGCTGCCGTCGTGAAGCTCGATTGAATGGCTCAAACTATGATGGGAATCGGCTTTGAGGGCAAAAACTAGGGCGGGATACCTGTTCGCGTTCACGTAGCCGTCCGTGAACATCCACCAAAACGAAACATAATACATGTAAACCGTGCACGTCGCCTTGACGCAGTTTGACCCCTGAAACACGCCGGACGTTTCTATGCTCATGGTCGTGTTTGCGGTTAGGGGCTCCCATTTTCCAAGCGGATGCTCCAGCCAGTAATTTACCTGAGTCAGGTTTTCGGATAGGGAGTCGCTCCATGGCTGCCCATCAACATCCAGTGGGTAGGGTCGCCCTCTGGCTCCATAGGTCATGATTCTGTTTCTTATCCTGTGAATGTCCCGCGTATACTCGCTTGCCTCAATCAGTTCGGACAGGCTGACTGGGCTGGTTTTGCTGTTTCGTGGAAAGAAGGCAAATTTGGCGTCAGGCTCAACGCGGAAGTCAAACCCGACCAACCCATTCTTGTCCGCTGAGGAGGCGATGTACTGCAGAACGTCAAAAACTGGCGTGTTCTCATACTCTAATAATGTGTATGTTGTGTCCGTGTCCTCTATCAGCTCTCCCGAGTCCCTGACATGACTTAATCCAACATAATAGTCAATCAGGTCCTTCACGATGTCTTCGCCCTTCATGTTCTCATACGTCTTCGTTATCACCCGCCTGAACAGCTTCTCGCCCCAGCAGCGCCCCTTAACCCGCAGATAATTCTCAACAGGCGAAGACTCGCACGTAACCTCCTCAACACGTATAGTGGCTATCAGCGGACAGCTTACTCCTCTTCCGATACTCAAGCTGCCGTTAACGCCCACAGCAATCGGAAAGGTCTCCGTGTATTTTTTGTCGAAGTTCTGGAGAAGACAGGAAAAGCTTGAAACCTCGTTGGTGCAGCCCAGATGAACCCTCAAATCCAGAACGTCGCCCTGAGGCGGAGTAACCGAGCCGAAAACCACGGCAACAACAGGCAAAGCCACGCTCATTCGACGCCCCTCCTCCTGAAAGCCTCCTCCTCTCCAGCCCGCCTCACGTTTCGGCTGTAGCCCGAACTTTCAGTCCAAGCAGCATTATAGTTCCGCACAGAATCGGTTGCAGCATCCATCTGAGACGCAAAATGCCACATCGCAGCCGCGGCAGCAACAATCACAGCCACTCCCACACCGGTTAGAGCCAAGAACGTGGCGTAACTGATGTTCAGGGCGTTCTGTGCGGCAGTTGCAATCCAGCAGGCGGCAGCATACACCTTCTGGGCAACAGCTACTCCTACGCTGGTTCTCATGAACGTGCCCATAACCGCGACAACACTCATCGCGCTGTTGAAGACTCTGGCCTGTTCGTTATTCAGTAAGCCAAACTGCTGAGCAACATAGCCAACCGCAACGCCCGCAGCTCCTAAACCCGCCACCGCAGAACCTAAGCTTCTGATTCTCGCTGTCAACGCCTCAGCGTCTGTCTGTATTCTCGAGAACTCGTTGCTTGCACGGTTAACCGCCCTCACCGTAACCGCTATCTCACTGAAACTCACAAGCCCGCCTCCCTCTTCGCCGCTTCAATGGCTTCACAGATTATGGCCTCCAGCCGCGGCAAACCCTCCTGAACAGCGGGAAAAAGAAACGGGCGCGCCCTCATGTAACGGGTTCCAAGCTCCACAAACATTGCGTACGCGGCTTCTGCACCCACCTCCGCAACCCACTCGCTGATTTTAGAGTAGATTGAGTTTCGCAGATGCCCAGTTTGGACGGGAACAAGCTGCTTAGCCGAGGCTTTAACGTCGGCAGCCCAGTTAGCCAGCCGCTCATGCACCTGACGCTGCAAGCCCGAATCGAACCGTTCCATCGCCGCCTTGAACTCTTCAGCGCCAGTCAGGTCGTAGGTTATGTCGATCGCCATTTTCCTTGTTTCTCCATTTTCTGTTTTTCTTCCTCCGCTTGACGGTCCAGCTCGTTGAGAATCAGGATGAACTCCTGGACGGTTTTGGCTGGCTGCCTGTCGAGCTGGTTTGGGGTGAACCCGAATTCTTTGCACAGTCGGAACTTTGTGATTGACTGATGGGGCTTTCCTCGCCTGATTGCCCTGATAAAAAACGGGTCTCCTCAACCGTGACGCTGCAAAGCCTGTTGGCGACTTGGCTGAACAGTTCCCCAAGCTCGATGGGAACTCCGTCTTCTTCGCTGAGCAACTTCTCTAAAGTCACCGGCTGGTTGGCTGGCTGCTCCCTGAGGCTCGCCCAGATGGTCTCCGCCTGAATCGCCACGTAATCGCTCTTCACAACCTGACCTGTCACCGGATGGTACCTTGTGTGCTTCTGGATTATGCGGTTACGTTTCGCCCAAGAAATCTCCTGGAAAACGTAGGTTCCCGCGTATTCTTTTCCGAATCGCTCGTCCACTTCAACTTTTTCTTGTCTTATTGTTAATCCTCTCCATGACCGTGATTCTGTTTTTGAGCGCAGTTTTCGCGTCTTCTGTAACGAGCCTTTGAAGCTCGACGGGCAGCGCATGCAATCTTCTTATCCACTCATCCAAGCTAGTGCACTCCCTTCACCCAAATGTCGAAGCTGAAGCCTTTTACGTCAGTGATGTTAGGGTCCACAGAAAGAGTGAACACAACAGGAAACGAAGCGTTAACAGCTACCCATGAATCGACATAGTTCCACGTTAAAGTAATCTGGTCACAGGCGGCTGCTGGGTTCCAGTTTTCAGTCCACATAACCAGCTTCTGAGCATCGTTGCCGATATTTTTCACCCAAGCATCGAAGCTTCTGACTTCTCCAGCATACAACGTGCCCCAGGCAATCTCGGTCAGGACCGTTGTCAACGCTTCGTCAGCGTAAACTTCGACGCCCATAGTTCTTATAGTTCCGACGTTGCGAATTTGGCTGACCCGCCCGATAATCGCGTAGGATGCCGTCCCCACAAGCAACCCACAAACAAAGACGATCAACAAAGCCAAAGGAACAGTAAGATTCCTCATTTCCAGCCCCCTTAACTTATCGTAACGCTCTTCGCAACAAACGGCGCCTTCACTGAAACCAGATCCTCTATTCTTGTTGGCGGCGAAACGCTGTCCCATTTGCAGTTGCTGAAAACCGCCTTGCTGGTTCCTCCCAGCCCGAACTCCAGGCTGAACTCCGAGTCGTTGATTACGTCGTCGAACTCGTCTTTGGTCTCAAAATCGAGGGTCACTTCTCCAGTGCAGTTTCTGTGCCGCTCAGGCAGATACTTGAGCAGATGCCCGTCCGATGTTCTGATGACAGGTACCCGTTTCAGGTTGTTTTCTATGATGAAGCGGAAGTCCGTCACCCTGTCCAGTGTGGTTGTGTCCTTTTTGACGTAGCTCTCATAGTAGGGCACGGCTCCAGAATGGTCAGCGTAGGTTGCGCCGCTGATTTTGGATGTTCCCACCGCCACGTCCTGTCCAATCAGCTCGGCAGTTGCCTTCACCAAATCCTCCACTGAGCATTCGACGGTTAGGCTGTTGAATCTGCAGCCCTTATACAGCAAATCAATTATTCCTGACGCCTTCTCGTAGACAACCTCCACAGTCAGCGAGTTTAGGGTCTGGATGTTCAG